ATGGGAGAAGCATGACCTCAAGCCCGATAAGATTACTCAAGGTGCAGAAGGATTGGATTTAGCATTGAAGGATGTACCATTATACATCATTGAGCATTATGGTGATGACAATGAAGACAATGATAGAGTAGAGGATAAATTTGAGGCAGCGTTGAAATTACTAGAAAAGGTGTTCTTAGAGGGAAAATCAAAAGAAGATTGGGATGAACTAGTTGACTTAGACCTGAAGAAAAGCGAAGAAGAGAAGGCTGAGATAGAATTCATCGCGCCTAACAAGCCGATGTATAGAATCTTTGAAATTGATGACATAAACGAATTGAAGGGATTCACAGGAGAATGGGTAGTACAGGAGAAGTATGACGGAATCCGAATACAGATGCACAAGACAAACGGCAACGTAAAGATATACTCTTACAATCAGAAGGACATCTCTGAAAAGTGCGAGGATATAATCAAGATATTGAAGCAGAAGAAATTTGGCGATTTGATACTTGACGCAGAATTGATACTGTATGATGGGGATGAACCTCTACACAGAGCAGACACAATAGCCCACTTGTTCAAGAACAAATACAAGGACGCTACACTCAAAGCCAAGGTATTCGATATAATGTCCCATGATGGAGAAGACCACACGGACAATCCATTGAGGGAGAGAATCAACATACTTCAGTACCAATTGTCGCAGCATTCAGAAGACATACTAGAATTTCCAAACAAAAAGAATACGAGAATAGCAGACTCGTTAGGCGAAATAGACAAATATGCAAAAGACATTATGCAATCAAAAACCTCAGAAGGGGTAGTGATAAAAGATATAGAATCAACCTATTACATTGGCACTAAGAAAAACCCTAAGTGGATTAAATTCAAGAAATTCGTTGACTTAGATGTAATAGTGTTGGAGAAGAAGAAAACTAAGTCCAACTTGTATTCTTACACTGTTGGCGTTGGCCCATTATCGGGGGAAGAGGCTAGAGAACACACAGGCACAGAGTACGAAGGTAAGACTTACCTGAAGGTTGGGAAAGCACTAAACACGAAAGAAAACGTGGATATTGGTGCTATTGTTAGAGTAAAGGTGGATGAGGTTAGGAGAGCAGGCACAGGATATAGTCTGTATTCTGCAAAGGTCATTGAAATACCTGAAGTAGATACGCCTGAGAAACTAGTGACATTGGAATTTCTTTCAAAAGATGGTAGAAAGTCCTTGAAATACAATGTCGAGGAAGCATTGCTGAAGTACACTATAACTGACGGCATTCACGGTACTGCTGAGATTCTTCTGAAATCAAACTATGAAGGGTACAGCGTATATGGCATTGAAGGAGATAGCCTTATGGAAAAGAATGCCATTGCTGATATGGATATGTGGAAAGAACAATTGTCTGAGATACACAAGGGTAAGACAACTGAGGCAATTGCCATAATCAAACAATACCTGCAAGAAGAAGACCCTGATGAGAAGGGCATACACGTTAAGGATATATTTGAGTACATAGTGAAGAGAGATTCGGAATTGACTGAATCTATGTTTGAGAACAACCCAAGGAAACTAAAGAATTTCATGAATGACCACGATGCGTTCATACCACTAGGCAGTCAAAAATTCACTGCTAACTCCAAGATAATCATAAAAGACAAGGAAGAAGATGATAGCAAATATGGTAAGTTTCAACTATATACTAGGAAAGACAATAATATAGATTTTATAATTAATTATAAGAATGAGACATTTGCTTGGACTATTGATATAGATAATTCAAAAGATATTTACAACTTATTTGGTAAGTCTGGTAAATATCCAGCAGAAGTTTCTAGAGGAATACAAAAAGATAAACTCTTAGATAGTGGCAAAATACTCATGGGAGTTCAAAAGCATGGTTATCATGAGTATAAATTAGAAGGTGATAAATTTGAGACTAGATTGCATTTGAGAGTCATACCTGTTAAAAAGCAAGATACATGGCTTGCTTGGACTGGAATCAAACAAAAGATGCTACAAAGGTCAGATGACGAAGGTATATGGGATATTAGTGAAGATAGGTATAAAAAATTAACCATGCAAATAAAGTAATAACGCTCACTTGATATAGTAAAAGTAGGAAGTGTCCCTGTGTCCGAGTCAATATTGTTGAAATCTGGAGATGATAATGAATTTAATATTCTAAAGTCAGATGATTTAATCATAGGTGGATATGCTTCAATAGAAATAGTAGACAAGCAAAATGATTTAATTACACTAAAGGCATTAGAAAAAGCAGTAATAAAATACATGAAAGATGAAAAATACAGAAATGTAATGTCAAACCATTCAAATGTTCAAGTAGGAGATGTAATAGAAAAATATAGAGATAAAAATGGTAATCTCCATAGAACACAAGTAGATGATGTAGGGTTTTATGTTGTTATTAAATTAAGAGATGACATAGAAAAAGCAAAAGAAATATCAAGAGGTATTAGAAAAGGAACATTGCGTTCATTTAGTATAGGTGGTCAAGCCTTAAGTAAAAGAAAAAAGTCTAATGAAGAATTAGGTGAATATAACGAAATTGACGAATTAGAACTCCATGAAGTAACAATTTGTGAGAAAGGGATAAATCCAGAAGCAAAGTTTGACATTCTAAAAGAGGAGAAAGATAAAATGAGTGAAAAGTTGGAAAAAGCACTTGAGGAGTTAAACGGTCTTATGACTAAGTTAAGCGACTTCAAGAAAGAAGAGTCCGACATGGGCGACGAAGAGAAGATGTCCATGAAGGAGAAAGATGAGGAAAAAATGTCTATGGACGACGACAAAGAAAAAATGGGCTATGAGTCTATGGATTCTGATGAAGAAGACCTTGAAATGGCAGATAAAGACCTCGAAATGGCAGAAATGCCAGATGATATGGAAAGAAAAGGAAGAACCGGACCTGAAGGGTTTGTTGAGAATGCTGGCGCAGGTACAGAAACACAAGGCAAAAAGCACGAACAAGCAGGTCAGTTAGGTTCTCTCTACAAGGAGTGGTCAGATGATGAATTTGCTACTCTAGACCTTTCCTCGGAAAACGTAGAGAAAGCATACGCGGCTTTCAAAGCAGAGCAGTTGGAGAAGATGGCTTATGATTCTCTAAAAGACCAGTTTGCTGCAAGGTTCGCTAGCGAGCAAACCGTCCGAAAGGCCGAAGTTGCACGAAGCGAGTATGACGCAAAGAACGAAGTCGAAGCACTAAGAGAGGAATTTGCTACACTAAGGAAATCCCTTTCAGAGCAGACTGATACGATTGCAAAGGCAAATACGGTAGAGATACCTGATGTTAATGTGTCGGAAATGTCATGGGCCGAGATAAACAATTTTGTTTCACGATATGAGGAGTGATTAAGATGAGTGGATATATTAAGACTATGAGAGATTTAGAGGCCGCAACCTATGGAATTAGGGGCGGTACAGGAAATACCCTATTGAAGGGTGCAGGTGTTGTTGCTGGACTACACACAGCCCACGACGCAAGCACATCAGTTGCTTCAGGGTTTGCGGGGGTTTCTTCGCTATACAACACTGTATTTGGACAGAAAGTTTGGTCTATGCTTAACCAAGAGGTTAACGCTTTGGCTATACTTCCAAAGAGGCCATACACATCGAGTGGATGGAGAATACTGACAGGCAGAGCATCCGGTGGAACTGGTTCCACCTTTGATGTTGGTTCAGGTGCATTTGGAGCAGATGCTCCAAGAGCAGACAGGTTAGGTGCTGTTGAAGAGAATGCTACAATAGGTACAGGAAACCTAGCGGCTCTAGCACCTACCTACACAACGCTGTTTACCAGCCCTAAGACCGTTGCACATCTGTTTGAGTTCTCTGAGATTGCTCTTGAGATGGCTAAGATTGACGATGGTGTAGGTGACTTAAGAGCCTTAATCCGTGAGGATATGGGTAAGCACCATGCTGAAGTACAGAACAAGATGCTACTAATGCCTCTTGAGAAGTATGACGAAGCAAACACAGTAACAAACCTTGGTAGGCAATATACTTCTTTGATGAAGGTAGTTGCTTCAGGTGCTGAGATAGCAGCATTGCAGGATGCTTCGTTAATAGCAACAACGTCTGGCTCTACCCCAGACACCATAAGCAAGGTTTACGGTGACAACAGTAGGGACTTAGATGGTAGCGGTAACGCTACTGCTTCTTTCTTAGATGCAGAGGTTGATTTCGGTGCTGGATATGCTACGAACAACTGTCGTATTATGACCTTGACTATCTTAAACGATATGCTAAGGCGACTTCGACAGAACGGTGGTAGTCCAAAGGTTATCCTAACTGGATATGACACCATTCAGCATCTCGGTGACTTGCTACAAGCACAGGAGAGGTTCATGGACCGAAGGGAGATTATTCCTACGCACAACGGCGTAAGGGGTGTTAAGGGTGCAGAAGTTGGCTTTAGAGTCGCTACTTACTTTGACATACCAATTATTCCTTGTAAGGATATGCCAAGCACAGGTGAATCTACCTCAAACAGACTCAGTGACATACTGATACTTGATACCGACCATCTTTGGATGAGCGTTATGAAGCCTACTCAGTATTTCGAGGATGGTATTGACAACGGCAACCCATTCGGTGTTGGAACGCTAGGAAACAGGGCAATGTATCGAACCATTGCTGAGACTGGCTGTTCCTTCTTCAAGGGTCAAGGAAAGATAACCAACCTAAAGAGTGCGTGAGGTGATTAAGCATGGCACATTCAGTTACATTAGTTGCTGACCACAAGGGAGTTACGCTCCCGAAGGCAGTAGGTGATGAATACGTTGTTGATGCTATTGTTGAAATCAGCAACTATGTGCAAGGCGGAATAACCTTGTTAGCGAGTGAATTGGGTCTGTCTTCACTACACTGTGTTCTAGTAACAGGTGTAGAGGGTACTGGACATATGCCAATGGCTGTCGTTAGCACTGCTGGTGCGTATGAGTCAGGTACGAGTGTGAAAATATTACTTCATGCTGGTACTGGACAACAATCCGGCACTGCTGATGAAGGTTTTATTAGAGTAAGAGTGTGGGGCAATCTCTAAATAAGTAAATGTGGCCTTTGCCCCTATGAAAGTAGGGGCATTGGTCACTACACTAGAGGATGTATTATTATGGCATTTTTAGAATTGAGTGAGAAAGGTAGTCCGTTGAAGGTTTTACACCCTAGCGGTACAGAATATGTTTTTGAGCATGGAAAGAAGACTTCGGTTTTGTTTAATTATGCAGTTGCCAAGATAGGCAATGCAGAATTCAAAGTAAGTTTTGAATTAAGTGATAAAGATGCTGTGGCTTCAGCATCAGATAATATCATTAATATCTTAAAAGACGAATTTAACGTAAGTGGAGAAAGAGAAGATTTAGTAAAAGCAATGTTTCCAGCATCAAAACCAAGGAAAACAACAAAGCCAGTAAAGAAGGCCGTTGCTCCTGTAAAGGCAACAACTCCTAAAGCAACAAGTCCAGTAAAGAAATCACCAAGCAAGGTTGATAAGGA